TCCGTCCACGCAAAAACAGTTATCCGTACAGCATCTGTAGCACCATTAGCATGCTTTAATTGTTGCATTGCTTTTATATCTATACGTCCCATTTCATCCCACTCTGATTTTGGAATTGTCAGAGCATTATTGAAATAAAAGAACGGTAAGATCATACTCCCTCCCATAGAGGTTGTAGGATCCAAATAAATATGTGGTTTTTGAGATGCCCCTATCACATCTTGTGAGAAAAATCCACGACTTACCGTGAATTGATCATAAGATGGTAGAGGCTTGTACGCAGCAATACAACGACCGTAATGAAAACCATTGCCATTAATCACAAATTTTACGTGTAATTTACAACGCAAATTATTATAATTAGTAATTCGGTTAACAACCCTAGGATTTCCAAAATACAATGACCAAGGGTCAATGGTTTCGAAAAAATTCCCATTAGTGGTTGCCCAATCAAATGACGCAATCTTCAAAGGTCTTTTAAAGAAATCTCCCAAATCAGCATCTGACTTATCAGCTGTGCCAAAGGAAGGGTCTGGTTCTGAACCAACCGTATATTCCCATGCGGGATTCTGGTCGATAAAAGAAACATTCTCATGTTGAGATTCTTTAGTACCTGTATTAATTTGTACATTAAAAGTACCACTGGACTGTGGGTCCAAAAGTACAGTTCGAGAACATCCGTTCTCTTCGCAGTTATTGCTACTACGCAAGCTTTCAATTGTAATTTTATTATAAATTGAGTTAGTAAGTGAATTTGTTTCTTGGGTAAAGTGACACTTATCACATTTACTTGCAAAAATGTTAGTTTTCTTGACAAAAGATAATCTCTAAATAGAGCTTGCATTTTTGTATGCGTCATAATATTACAAAGCCTTAGATCTATATACAACATATATACATTATAGAATCTAGGTATCCATATATAATATTCCTATTTTTACTGTTTAAGCTTAACACCAATAGGAACTTGGAAGCAAGAGATCGGACCTAAGCCGCGACCTTTCTTTTGATGGAATATTTATCGCAATAGCGATCTACACAGTCATCATATGTAGTTTGTAACTCAGCACAGCCGTGAGTAATTTCGGCTAATGCAGCTACTTTTTGCATTTGGAGACGGCGCATCTCATAAACTTTACGTCCATGAGCAAACCATTCTCTCAAAGCACCATCAATATTACTCATACATTGTTCTTCATTTGATACTGATTTTGATTTCAGTACAGAATGAAGACTTTTGAAGATAGAATCTTCTGCCAAAGCTCCGAAAATCAAACCCGTTTCTGGGTTAAAAACATTCTTACGCTTAAGCAAATCAGCATCTTCATCAGTCATAAACTTTGTAGGAGTTGATGTTTTATCAGGCATTGTGAATTTCATATCATTCTTTGCTAAAAAATCAGCAACAGCAATATG